GTCCCTCGTGCTGCCTCATGCAGACCGCGGTGCGCTGCTCGGCATCAGGAAACTCGGCGGTCGCGACCGGATCGGCCATGCACCGAGCCATAAAGTCGTCGTGCGTTTCGCCTGCGTTCGGAGTCGGCAGGTCGAACTTCTTCGCCTCGAAGATTTGCGCGGGCGTCTTGCCGAGCACGAACGGTTGAACGTGCGCCGCGCTGCGCTTGTCGAGTTCCTTGCGGTATTGCTCGACCGCGGTCAGCCAGTCGTTCGCGTTCGCGGGCGGTTGCTTGATCGCAAGTTGAATCTCGGTCGCGGCGCTGAACTGAACTTTGTCCGGCTGCGCGCTGTTCTCAGTGCGCTGCTTGTTCAGCCGCTCCACGATAGCGTTTGCCCACGTCCGGCCTTCGTCGCCGCCCCAGCCCTGCCAAGCCTGCCAGCCCTTGCCCTGCTCGGACCACGTTGAGCCCTGCTTGTCCACTTCGTGCCGGTCGAAGTACGCCTTCATGCGCCGCACGGTCTCCTCCGAAAGCGGCTTCTTGTTCTGGATGTCTCGAGCGCGGGCGAGACCGACCGCGGTCATGCCGCGTTGCGACGGTGGTTTCGAGCCGCGTACCTCGAGCGCCCGGCGGGCGTTCGCGGCCATCCGATCGTTCGGGACGTACGAGTCCTCGGCGAAGTTGATCGTGATGAGATCGGCGGAGTTGTTGACCTGCTCGACGGGAGCGTCGGGCGTTGCGCCCTCGGCGACGTCCGCCGGTGCGTTGTCCACGGTTCCTTTTCCGGTCGTCGCGTTGACCGCATCGACCGACTGCTGCGTGACCTCGGTTCCGAGCGCCGCGGCCATCGAAGGATTCGCCGGCAACTGCTGCGTCGTCATGCGGATCGCCGTCTCCGGTATCTCGTACTTCTGCGCGAGCTCCTTGACGTAAGCCGCCTCCATCGCGATTTGCTCGAGCCGGCCGAAAGCGTCGGTGCCTTGCTCGGCCGCGATCTCCTGCAGCGACTTCGCGCCCTGCCGGTTTTCGTTCATGTTCGCCGACGACTCGCGACCGACGTCGATCGTGATCTTCGGCGGGAATCGCCACTCGCCGCGGGTCGCACGCTTGAGTGCCTGCACCATCGTCTCGCCGGTCTGGAGCGGCGGCGGCGGGATCTGCTCGCGGGCGATCGCGTCGAGGATCACCGCGTTCTTTATCGGATCGAGCACCTTGTCCACGAGGACGCCTTGATGCCGGACAAACACGCGATCAGCCGCGGCGAACTCGGCGCGAACGCTCGGTCCCTTAAAGTCCTGCGTGCCGAACAGCACGCCTTGCGGGATCCCGATGCCGATTGCGATCTCGTGCATGAGGTGTTGCACGAAGCCGGAGAACGCCTGCGACGGACGCGACGGCATGACCTCGATGCGATCCGCCGCGCCAAAGTAGCGGATCATGCCGACCTCGGAGAGTTCGTTTTTCTGCGTGTTCCCGTTCGGCAGCGTGATCGACGGATTCGGCGTGAAGAGATTCCGCGGGTTCGCCGCGGCCTTGTCCGAAAATACGAGCGCGGCCTGCTGCGCGGCAAAGCGCACGCCGGTCTTCTCGGCCTCGAGGATCGCGTACAGCATCCGCGCCGAGCGCGAGCACGCATGGAAGTCGGAGACGCCGCGGAACTGATCCGAGCGGAACGGATCGAAGAAGTGGCAGAAGTTCGAGGCCGGCACTTCCTCCGGGTCGAAGTAAACTCCGTCGCGGGTGACGCGGTAAATCTGGTACGCGACCGGGCGACCGTACTCGTCCACGATCACGCCTTGGTAATAATTGACCGGCTGCGCGGTAAGCGCGTTCGGGTTGCCGATGCGCGTCGCCGGCACGATCTGGATCTTCAGCTCGTCATCGAGCCGCCGCAGAATGAATCCGAAGTCGCCGTCAACCGGCCGCTCTTCGCACCCGATCTGCACGAGCTTGCGGAACGAGTGCCGGCCGCTGACGTCGGCGCGCTTGCACCAGTCGTGAAAGTATTCGTTGACGATGTTGTTGTACGCCCGGTCCCCGGTCATCGCCGAGAACTCTTGCGGCGTGCAATACAGCGAGAACTTGCGCGTGATCTCGCGAGCCTGCGGGAAATTCTCCACGAGGTCGCGTGCCTCCCACATCATCACGATGCGGTCGCGGACGGTCTGCGTGGATTCGCTCGGTTGTCCCCATTGCCGCGGAGCATACAGTCGATCCGTCACCGCCGCGTTGTAAGAAAAAAGCTCCCGCTGGATTCGCGCCTCCAGACGCTTGAGCGCGTAGCTCGGCGCGACGGTCTCGATGGCGCGCTCGAACCATGGCCGGTTCTGGATTACTTTCTGAAAATCAAACGGCGGCGCGTCCATAGTTAGTTACCGTTGAAGCTGACAAAAGTCACCGTATCGGTCTCGCCGTTCGCGTCGTCGATTGCGGCTTGCAGTTGCCCGAGCATCTCGTTCAGCCGACCGAGGTCAGCGCGGGTCACGCTCTTTCCGTTGAGCGAGTAGCTCGTATTGAGCAAGCACGCACGAATCGCCGCGACCGTCTCGGTCTTGAGAGTCGCGAGCAATCCGCTGTCGAGACCCAAAAACGGGTTGTCCATCGCCATGCCCTAGGCGATGGCGTAAAAATCTTACACCGCGTCCGCTTTGGGCGTGTATCGTAGCACGCCCGCAATCGTCGCGATGCAAAGCATCATCGCCGAGGTGTCGAGGCCGTGGTTAGGCGCGTTGCTCTTAACCTCTTTCCACTCCCAGACGCCCGGCCGGATCTCGACCTTGTGCTCGCCTTTTATGTGCTCGAGGTAGAGCGGATTGACGTCCTCCGGCAATTCCCACTTGAGATCGCCTTTTCCTTCGAGCGCGAGCGAGAGGATGTCTTTGAACCAGTCGCCGGACCAGTTGTAAAAATAGACGTCGCCGCCGCGATAGTCCGAGATCTGCGGGTCGGAGAACGGGTAGTTGACCATCGTGCCCGATGCCTCGTCGCGCATCGTCCACGTTTTGCGGGCGAAACCGCGCATCCCTCGCCAGCCGAAATCCATGCAGTCCTTGTCAACGTCGCTCGGCCGGTAGCCGCGATCCTGCGCAACGCATCCATCCGCGACGCGGTATCGGAGTTGCAACTCGCGGAGCTGGTCGCGGGTCTCGACGCGGCCGAACCAGAGTTGCCGATAGCGCGGACCCTGCGCGGTTGAGAACGCGCCGACCTCGGCCCACCAATGATCTTGCTGCCGGTCAATCGCGAGGAACCGGATGACCTCGTCCGGGATCGCGGAGCCGTCCGCGTAGGTTCCGACCGTGAAGCCGGACTTCGGCGCGAAGACGTTGACGACCTTTCGCTCGACGATCCACGGCCGCGCCTCGCGCTTTGTGCGAAACTCGACGGTTGGGTTTTCATCGCCGGCGCGGACAAGCGTGTTGCACGCGTTGACCCACTCCTCCGCAAGAAGCCGCATCGGCCGCGAAACAATAGCCTCGACGCGAAACGAGCGCACATCCGCCGGCGCGGATGCGTTCGTCGCGACGTAGCGCCCGGAGCGTTTCCACGCTGCGCGAGTCGCGTCGGAGTCGTCGCTCTCATGCCGGCAAAGCGGACACCGGAAGCGCACGGTTTCGAGCACGCGGGCGACGTCCCACGTCTCGTCATCGCGTCGCGCCTTCGGATCCCAGACGACGCCGCCGGCGATCGCGCCCTTGTCGCCGCGGATCGCGAACGCAGCCGGATGCACGCCGCGGCAATCCGGGCACTCGACAGACCACTCGGCCGCGTGACCTGAGCGGAAGCTGGTGTCTTCCACGTTCCCGGTCTCCGCGTCCATGATCGGCGCTTGGCTGATGTTGTAGATCTTCGAGCGCCCGACCTCCTCGAACTTCGAGACGCGGGCTACGGCATGACCGTAAATCTCCTGCCAGCGCGGGAGCCAGATCTCGTCGTTGATCTTGTAGCGGATCGACTGCGACTGCTGCGTCGAGAGATTCGCCGCGTTGCACGTCAGAAAGAATCCGCCGAAGTAAGTCTCGGTCGTCGTGCGCTGCGGACCCGGCCGAGGCAGCATCCGGGCGACCGGCCGGCATCGTTCGAGTAGCGGGTTCAGCCGCGACTTCGCGTGCCGCTCGACCATTTCGTCGGTCTGCATCGTCCACGATATCGGACCCGGATCGTTGACTATCAGCCACGGAACCCAGATATCCGCGACGAGCGTGCCGCCGACCTGCACGGCCTTGCGGAAGTGAACGCGCCGCACCAGCGGATCGCGCAGCGCGTCGAAGATCGGCAGGAGCCAAGGCGTCAGCCGGGCGTTGAATGGCCCGGGCGTCGCGTAGGACTCGGGCAACGTGACGTGCTTGCGCGCCCAGTCGTAAATCGGCGAGCGGTCCGGCCGCGGAAGCCGGAACGCCGCGAGCGTTTGCTCGGCCTCGATCATGCCGGCGATGCCGGCACCTCCGGTTTCGGGTTCTTCGGCGGACGCCCGCCGAGCTTTCCGTTGCGACGGCAGGCTGCTGTCTTGGCGGCTGACTTAACGCGACCGCCGCGCTGGCCGAGGTGGCGCAGGACGGCGGCAATTTGTTCGGGTGTCGGTGCGGTCATGATGCGCGGCGCACCCAGCCGTCATAAAGCTTGGCGGTGTCTCGTGCCCGACCGCTCGGGCGGCAGATGCCCCAAACTTGCGCCGCCATTACGAAGGAAAGAGAGGCCGCGACCTTGTTTATTTCCTGCGCTGATAGCGGGAGGATCACGGCCATAGTCGAGGTGCCGCGGTATTTCGCCAGCATCCGGTTTCGGATCGTGCCGGCGCTTGCCGGTACGTCGGTGATCGCCTCTGAGACCAACTCAATCGGATTCAGGGCGGTTGCGGTGGTGTCGTTGTTCATCGTGCGTTGAAGAAAACCTAAGCGGTCAGCTTGTACAAGACTTATTTTCAAAAAAAGAGCGCCCCGTTGCCGAGGCGCTCAGGAGGGTCAGCGGGCGATTGCCGCGAGGAGGTCGAACTGCGGCGTGCCTTGCAGGTACGTGACGGAGTCGCGCTCGAAGTAATCGGTTGAAGAATCAGTGTCGTTGTCGGGATTCAACTCGACCGGAAGCCCGCGGTCGTAGGTCTTGGCGTAAATCGTGATCGTGTCGGAGCCGGTGATGTGCGCTTTGCTGCTGCGATAGACCATCGCCGGATAATACTTGCCGGCCGGATCTTTCAGACCGTGCTTGAGGAATCGGACGCCGTTGATGGTGATGCTGGTTTTCATGTCGTTGGTTTTTGTTTGGTTGTCGTTGCTGACGTGACATACCAAAACCTAACCGCTCCGGTTCCTCAAGGAAAATCTTTTGGAAAACGACGACCGCTTTTCCAACCGCTCAGGATTCGTCGTCGCGCTGTTCCGCCAGCGCCTCGCGCTGAAAGGTCGCAATGTTCTCGTCGATCACCTCGCGGATCTCGTCGAGGATCATCCCGCCCTCGACGTTCGCCTCCGCCGCGGACTTGCCGGCGACCCGCGGCCCGAGCTCAACCTCGAGCTTGAGGCGCAGGAGCAGGTCGAGCTTTTGCCCGAGAAGCGCGAGCATCGACTCGACGACTTCGCGGTCGATGACTTCGCCGGACTCGCGCCGGTTCTTTGTACGAGCGAGCGCGATCTGCTCTCGCATCAAGTCGGCCTTGAGTTCCGCTAGGGTCTTCGTCGCGACGTCGCGGCCGATCAACTTTTCTGCGCAGAATTGCCGCCACGCCTCGACGTTCTCTCGGCGGCCGTCCGGCTTCGGCGCGTCTTCCGGGAACCGCTTGCGCGCATCGTAAAGCGCCTGCCGTGAGAGACCGAGCTCGTCCGCCAGTTGCTTGATTCCGCCGACCCATGCCCCGCCGGTCTTGTCCGCGTCGAACTCCGACAGCGCCTTGCGCTCGGACGCGGTCAGCGTCTTTCCCGCCTTGAGCTTCTTCGTGATGTTGGCGACGTTCGCCTTTGCCAGAAGCTCGGCCGGGTTCGGTGCGTCGTCGGTCACAACTTGCGCGGTTCCTTGCCGGTGGCGTCAGCCCAGCGTTGAATGGCGACGGCGACGTAAGCGGGATTCAGTTCGATGGCTCTGCACTTCCGCCCGGTCCGCTCGCAGGCGATGATCGTTGTCCCGCTGCCGCTGAAAGGCTCGTAAACCAGATCGCCCGGCTTTGAGTTGTTTCGGATCGGCCGCTCCATACATTCGATGGGCTTCTGCGTGCTGTGGCCGGTCTCGCTCTTCTTCGGCTTGTCGATCTCCCAGAGCGTGCTTTGCGTGCGGTCTCCATTGTAGTGCCCGACGCGACCCTTCCTCACAAAATAAAAACACGGTTCGTGCTGCCAATGGTAATCACCCCGCCCAATGCTAGGAGAACTTTTTGCCCAAATTATTTGGGATCGAAATTGGAACCCTAGCTTTAGAAACGATAGAGTGGTTTCTGCTGCCTGAGAATGAGCGTGCCAAATATAAGCAACATCGCCGGGAAACAATTCCCACGTCTCCTCCCAATCTGAACGGTCATCGTTCAGCACCTTTCCCTTCGCTAATCCCCGAGTGGCAAGCCCGGCATCTTCTCTCCAGCTTGCATCGTACTCCACGCCGTAAGGCGGATCGGTGACCATCAGATGCGGCTTCTCCTCGCCGAGCAATCGCTTGACCACCTCTGCCGAGGTTGAGTCGCCGCAGGCGATCCGATGCTGCCCTAGCTCCCAGACTTGCCCGAGCTCGACGCCCCACTTGGCGCATAGCTCCTCGGCCTTGTCGATCTGCGGCTCCGCGTCCGCATCGGACGGCTCCGGCTCGCCGGCAAGCTCGGCGAGGTCATTTTCGTCAAAGCCGATCTCGGCAAGCGGGAAGTCCTCGGCCTTGAGTGACGCAAGCACGTCGCCGAGGTTCGCGTCCCATTCCGCGAGCTCCGCCGTCCGGTTGTCCGCGATGCCGAACGCCGTCGCGTCCACGCCCGCAAGCTCCGTGCGGACGATCTGGATTTCTGTCCAGCCGAGTTCCGTTGCCGCGGCGAGCGTTCCGTTGCCGGCGAGGACGACGCCTTTTGCGTCAACGACGATGGGCTTCTGCTGACCGAACCGGCGCAAGCTTGCCTTGATCGCGTCGAGGTTTCGGCGCGAGTGCTTCCGCGTGTTCGCTGGGTCAGGCGAAATTGCGGAAAGCGGGACGGTTTCGAGGGTCATTGTGTGAATCCTTGGTCAAGAACTAGGGA